TTATGAAACAACCTTCTTTCTTACTTTTCCAGCAGATAAAATATTTTCAATGTTAAATGTTCGCACTTGTTTACGATAAAAGCAATAGGCTAAAATACTTTTTTCCTTAATTTCGATTACTCGAATATAGCGCTCAGTCACTTGGTTATTGTTATCCATATAAAAGATGATGATCTTTTGCTTGTTATCTAATGAATTTTTGAATAATCTTAACATAATTACACCACCACGGAACATTTGTTCTTATTATATCACAAAACAGAACTAACGTGCGTGTTATTTTATGGAAAATAAAAAAATACCACCTCCCCGTAACTTATTTCGATTATGATTACAGGAGGTGGTTTGTTGTGGAAAGAATAATATCTGGACATTTGGTTGGCTTTGGATCTGTTAAAGATATGGAAAGATTGGAGCAATACTACGACGAAGGTTTTACTGATGCTGGGATGACTGAAATTAGAGATAGTAAGGTACCCAGTGCTGCTGATTGTGATGAGTTATGTGCGGAGTTATCAGGAGAGGTACTTGTTTGAAAAGAAAAAGCCCTCGGTCTATGAGGGCTATTTTACAAAATGATGATATTGTAATATAAGATCATCAGTAATTATGTTGTTTTGGCTTGGTTCATAAACCCTTTGCCAAGGACCACCTACCCTGTGAGTTTTATCAACTAAATTAAATGGTTTTTCATCACCATATCTCTGTAAAGTATCCATTACACAATCAATCACAGTTGAACCATGCTCTGAGGAAATAACCTTGATGAATGAAGGTGTAGTTGCTACATCATCAGCGACTATTACAAAGTTTTCATCTTCTTCGTAATCAATAATTAATGCACCGTGCTCAGTGAACTCTCTAAAAACGCTCTCTACAACCGGTCCATATTTATAAGAAACGATTGGTTCTTTAAATAATTTTTCCCCGGTTCTTTTTAGGAATTCTGCATACGTGTAATATAGAATCTTTTGTAATTTTATGTGTGACATTGGCAACATAGTTAAAACAAATTTGGAAATATCTAGAGCTGATAATTTCTGATCACTCGCTACAAGGGAAATGAACTGATCCATATCACTGGTAAAAACAACGTCCTCAAAGAACATATCCTTTTCTTTAACTGAGGAAATGGATAAAGAATTAGTAGTAATTTTATGGATGCCGAATTGAACATCCCCGCATCTTTTTTTCATCTTTGTTAAAAATCTTTTAATCACTGCCTTATCTAATGTATCCTCAGAAGAATAATTCCAACCAATTCTATAGCCTTTAGAGTACGAGCTTGTTATCGCTAAAAAGTGATAAGCCATTATTAGCACCTCCTTCAAGGTCGTTTAACTATTGTAAATCCATTTTTATGTATTTCAGCAGACTTTTTATACATCTGTTTATGCATTTTATGTGATTCATAATTTACTTCTCTATCGTCTAAATTCCATACTTGCAGTTCCCATGGAAAGAACTTATTACTTGGCCCTTTAATATATATGTGTGTAGCTTTATAATCACCTTTTGATGAGTCTATACATTTTATATTATAATCCTCTTCTTTAATATAGTCACATAAAGTATAAAATATACTGCACTTATGGTCAAAGTTTTTTATACATATTCGAAACCCAAGTAAATCATTTAGACATTTATTAATTGAATAGGTACCTTTTCCAGCTTTCGCAAAATAATGCCCTATTTTATAAAAAACACTTTCAGGATCTTTTGTTCTCGGTCTAAAATCCAAATGTTTGTATCTTTCCTCTAAGTCTATATCTACTATTAACATTTTTAGCTCTTCTAAATAATTATAGACAATTGAAAGGAAGTTATTGTTTATAAGATAACTATTGTTATCCATTATGCTAACTACATCCCTTATCTTATTTCGTTTAAGGTTTAAACTACACAGATTCCCATACATATATGAAAATTTCTGGTGTAGATTTATTATTTCATGAATTATCTCTTCGATTATCTCGATATCATATTCAACAATGCTGTTATTTGCTATTATTTTATCTTTAGCAGTATTCATATGCATCCACTTATCACCATTTAAATTCGTCTGATTCAATTAACCCTTTAAATATATTATTCTACAAATTAAACCAAAAGTCCTGCTACTCTAATAGAAGTATTTTCCTATTATACATTATGCTTCATTTTTTCAGAAAAGTAAACGTCGGTGTTTATAAATGAAAAAACAATGATATAATTTGGTCCCGAAATACACAAAAACAAAGGCCGGGTACTGTGAATGGTTACAATGAGAAGATATCAGAAGTTCTATTTTCTAACGACAGCGAACCACCAAAAGAAAAAATTGCGAAAAGCGATAATTTTTATAGCCACGAAAGAAATTTAGATAAATTTTATTCAACCCCATCCTACAAAGGACGGGGTTTTTTAACATCAATATACATCTTTTTTACGAACCCAAGACATAATACCATCGAGTAGCACACGATCTGACTTAACCTGTTTAACCGTGTATGAGTTACCCTTAACAAAGCTTGCAATTGACTCTCCTGTGGCAAATTTGCTAGCTGATTTTTTAACCGTTACTTTTTGGCCAACGGAAAGTGATTTTGATTTTTGTTTGCTGGACTTACCAGATCCACCTACATCTGATTTGTATACCCACGAATAAATTTCTTTGAGTAGCACCTTATTCCCCTTTATTTGCTGTACGGTGTAGTTTTTACCCTTAATGCTAGACGGTATATTTTCACCAGTAGCATATTTAGATGCTAATTTGCTTAGGTACACCTTACTACCAACTTTTATGGATTTAGATGGTTTGGATACAGGCTTACCTTTTTTAAGTTTATTTAGTAACTCAGTATTTTGGCTAGCCGTACCTTTATACCCTTTAATCCCATATTGCTTGGCTAATTTCTCGCGGTTGCTGAAACTAGCATCTTCATCAATACTAATAAGGTAGTCAACAATGGATCCATTTGTAACTGTTTCGGAATCCACTTGTTGACTAGGTGCGTCTAAAGTTCCGCTAGCTCCTTTAATACCCTCTATAAATTCATCCCAATTACCGAGCATAAGGCGTGGGCAATTTTTCCCTGACCAATGTTTATGAGGAACCACATTGTTAATGCTAATGTTATGCTCTTTCATAAGTTTCTTAACAAGCCATTGAGCGTTTTTAACAGCTTTATCAAAATCACCATCGCTATTTTCACAAATCTCTATACCAATAGAACGCATATTTCCATCGCCATTGCCATCACCAGCGTGCCATCCATTTTCGTCGGTCGGCAAATGCTGATAGATTTCTTTATCATCTACTGTTAAATGCCAACCTACCACTCTGCCACCTGCACCATTATGCAAGTAACGGCTATGCATTTCAGCGTCTGCTCCTTTGCTAGAGTTGGCCGTGTTGTGGACTGTGATGTATTTAGGTGTCATTGGATTCCCTGGACGTTGGTTTTTAAGTGATCGTGGTAAAAAATCTTTTATAATTTCTGGCATTATTAAACCTCTCCTTTATTTTTTTGTAATATAAAAAAGGCACCCAAATGAGCGCCTTAATCAACGTTTTTCTCTTTTAAAGTGTCGTCATCATAATCACTGAAACGACCTTGGAAAATATTAATTGCTTTACGGATCGGACTTGGAATAGGCAAGCTTAATCTACCTGCGTTTTCCAATATTGAAACCAATTCGTTAACGATATAAAAATAAATAGTGGCAGTCATTACAAAAGCGTCAATTTCCGTTGCATCAATTAGCACTAAATCAATTACATGTGCTGTGGCAACCATTGCAAAGATAAATACCTTTTTGCCAATGCCCCAAAATCCAACTCTGCTTGATAACTTACCCTCATATGCACTTGCTGCTATACCTGTTATATAATCCAATACGACAAACACTACTAAAGCTGTTAGCGACACTGTCCAACCTCCATATAAAAATGCAAAAACGACAGATGCGACTGCCGTTGTTGTTTTTGCCATATTAATAATCATGTCTATCATCATGTACCTCCTGTTTTTGATATTAAAAAAGCACCTCATTTGAGATGCTTTGAGATTTTATAAAATTATTCACTTAACTTGTTTAACATAAATTCATCCGATTCAATATCCATCTTTAAATTATTTATTTCGCTATCGATTTCTCCTAGCAAATTTAAGTCTTGTGATAGTATTCGTATAGGCATTAACTTATTTTGAGCCATGTTTACACCCCCTCATCATTTATTATTCCTGCGGTGCTACTGGTAAATCTTTATTTAATGGTTTTACGAATCCACATATCGTTTTATCCTGTCTCGTGTCTGTGATTTTGTATGCCATATATGGATCCGGATCCGGCTCAACAGTAGCTATTGACAATTCATATACCTCCGTATTCCTAATTAGGGGCGGGTATTTGCCGTGTTCTTCTTTTTTCACTACCTTAATATTGCCTGTCTTCAAATCTAACTGGACAACATATCTATACATTTTGCCATCTCTTACTCCTGATACATCGTGACTAGTATTATTTTCTTCGTAATAATAAGGGAGACCACCTATAATCGCATTTCCACTTGATAAACCTATATAATTAGCTGTTGAAAAAGATGGCTCAAGCCCACCTTCAAAAATCCCATCGGATAGTTTCAAGCCACCATTTATGATCGTATTTGCTTCTTCTAATTCATACTCAATTTCTTGTAGTCCTTCTTTTGTAACAATCTCATGCCATTGTTGCCATTTTCCTAGATTTTTAGTTCTAAAAAACGCTTTATCTGTTCCACCACGCATTACAAATTGAGCTGCCCAATCAATGCTTCTTTCTAAATGATAACCATAATATGCGCCATCTGAAGTAGGGGTATTTTCTGTAAACACATAAAAACCTGTTTTATTAACTACATTTGGGTCGATGTGCTGAAGAAACGTTCCAATACTATAATCCTTAACCCAATTTTTAACTTCATTTGCTTTTTTTTGCGCACCTGAAGGCGTTTCCTGTTTAACGTTATCAACGTTACCAAGTCCAATTTGTGATTTCGTAACATTGTGAGGGTTATTTTGGCTTCCAATATGGCTATTTAAATTATTTGCAATTTCTTCTAACTGCTCTTTTGTAACAATCTCTTTCCATTCTCTCCAACCACTAGTTGTTTTCCCTCTATAGAAAGCCCTATATCCATCACTAGTTATTGCAAATTGTGAAGCATACTCACTAGTTCTTTCTAGATGATAACCATAAAATGCCATGCCTGTGCTAAATGGCTTTTTTCCATCTGTAAAACCATAAAATCCTGTTTTATTAACAGTATCAAAATTTGCAGATAGAGCATTAGCACCTATACCATAGTCTTTTATCCAATCCATTATATTGTTCACTTTATCTAATGAACCTTCAATTGTTTCAACATCTTTTCCACCAATAGTAAAAACTCCATTATTATAGCGATGCCCAAGAACAGCTCTTTGTTCCCATGTTCCATCAGCATTAGCCCATATTTCTAAATCTCCATTCGTATTATAGACAAACTTAAATCTAGGATCATCTTCATTATTAGGATGGTTTATAACTAGCTCTTTTGTTCTTACATTTCCATCTACACCTAAATCGCCATCCATAGTATCTCCGGACTTTTTAACTTGTTTTACATTATCAACATTGCTTAAACCTACTTGTTCTTTGGTTACATCGTGAGGATTACTGGTATTGTTGACATGAGAATCAAATTCAACTTTCGATGCTTGTTTTATATTATCAACATCTCCAAGTCCTATATCTGCTTTTGAAGGAGTAGGAGCTAGCTTGTCAATAGCTTGTTTTGTACGTAATGGTGTCATGAAACTGTGATTATGGCTACCAGTTTCTGCTTGTGACTGAGTAGATGTTCCATAATTATCAACATTCCCAAGTCCTATTTGTGATTTCGTAACATTATGTGGATTACCTTTGTGTCTAGCATGGCTAGCTACTAATTCTAATTGCTCTTTTGTAGCAATTTCTTCCCAATTAGTCCAAGTGCCACTCCACTGGCTTCTAAAAAAAAATCTACTTTCTGCTCTTGAATATCTACATATTGCCAATTGTGAGCCAGCACTGTTATTTCTCATTGAAGAAAATACTTGTGTAAAAGTATTTTCAGGAACATTTGCAGTATTTTCATCAGCAGTATAAAAACCAGATTTATTAATATTATTTAAGTCTGATACATAAAGACCTTCATCATCTTTTATTCCAAAGCTTGATAACCAATCTTTTTGCACAACTTCATGCCATTCTTGCCATTTTCCTAGATTTTTAGTTCTAAAAAACGCTTTATCTGTTCCACCACGCATTACAAATTGAGCTGCCCAATCAATGCTTCTTTCTAAATGATAACCATAATATGCGCCATCTGAAGTAGGGGTATTTTCTGTAAACACATAAAAACCTGTTTTATTAACTACATTTGGGTCGATGTGCTGAAGAAACGTTCCAATACTATAATCCTTAACCCAATTTTTAACTTCATTTGCTTTTTCTTGTGCACCTGAAGGCGTTTCCTGTTTAACGTTATCAACATTCCCAAGCCCTACTTGATTCTTCGTTACTCCATGTGGGTTTTCTTTATTTCCAGCATGCTCCCCTATTGTTTTATGTGCTTCATCAATGCCAATTTCCCATCGATTTGCATCATCCTCAGTAACAACGTCATCAAATTCCCATGACTTTTTGTCAAAAACCAATTCTACCCCTCCCTTACTTCAAATGATTGTAGTATGACGGTATCTGAAGTAATCGGTACAACTACGTCATTTGTACTTATTACTTCACCATCTTCATCCAATAAATCAATTACCGTAATCGTGTCAATACTTCCATGTTTCACTAATATTTCCATGGATACACAACAGCCCTGTACTTCTTTAACAACAAAACCATTGATTACATACGAGTTATTTAGTCTGACACTTGTTATTTGTTGTTCAATATATCTTGCTAAATCGTTTATAAAAGATTGCTTAATCAAAAATGACCACCTCATTTTCCCTATCAGCCCATGGAGTATTGCCTAAATTCCATTTTGTTCCAAGCCTTGTATTTCGAGTTAAGACCTGTTTTTTACCTGTTTCTTTTAATAATAATGGTTCTATAATTGACGTTTCTTGTTGATAGATTATATTGGCTGGTTTAACTGTATTTATCGTATACTCCATTTCTCGGAACAGAAAAGCATTGTCAATGCTGGTTGTTACAGTTAAAATAAATTCCTCTGGATTAACGGTTACATCCGACCTTCCGACACCAAGTAAAGTATCTAACTGTTGCTGTAAATAACGTTTTGTGAATGGTGGCTTTGTTTGATAGCGATTTAATATTCTTATTCGTCGATTCTCTAATGATTCGGTAGATGGATCTGCAATAATGTTAAGCATTTTCTCCCGACGCTCAATTGCTTTTAATGTAGCTGTCTCAATAAACTGATCATCTAGTGTTTTATCTATGCTCTCAGCTAGTTGATTAAACTCAAGTTTTTCTGTTTCGGTTAATGCCTTAAATTCTCGGATACCATGTAATAAATCAGGAAGACGGCTAAGAAGTCGATTCATATAGAAACACCCCTTCTAGCATTGGAATATTCGTAGATTCAATCTCAATATTGGCACCCTGTCCATTTAAAAGTGTATTTGAAACATCTAGCACACCTGATACATTTAATATCCTTGCTTCAATTTGACTTGTCCTGACTACCAAATTCATATCATTCTCCCATGTTTTTCGTAAATCCATCATATATTTCTCGCAAATTTCTTTGATGTTATCTTCTACGCTTCGGACTGACACCCCACGTTCTAGCGCCAAAGATGTTTGAATTTCTATTGGAGTCTCTTCTACTGCCTCAATGGTCACTACATGCCCAATTGGAGCTACACCTATTCCTTGTCCTTTATTTACTTCTGGATCCATAGTTTCCTGAATAGAAGAGACCAGTTCTTTTGATGGCTTTAAGTAGTCTGCACCAATAAACACGCATTTTACTGTACCACCACCATTCCAAGTAGGGAAAACTTTCGTTCCACCGACTCCTGTTATTGAATTAATTTTGTGACGGTAATCAGCTATATTCCCACCAAATGCAGGTTCATTAACCATTTGATAATGACGCGTTCTTAATGATTCATCTGATTCTTCATCTTCACCAGCTGCAATGATATCTGTCATGATGGCACGCTCTAACCCAGGAATAGTGTTTAATGATAAAAGAGCACCACTCGGTAGGTTTCCTTTCACTCCCAATTCTTCACAAGTTAATGAAAATTGCCCTGCAGATATCCTTTCTGTTGCCATATAGTGCAAATCATCAATAAAAAAACGACTTCCTATTGGTATATCAAAAGGCGTGTCGTCTTCTCCATAGAATAATCCTCTTTTTACTGCTGCTGTTGCTCGCTTTCTATTAATCCCAAATTCCGCTGTACGTTTTTCCAGGTATTCTCCTTCTGCAGTATCTAAAAATGCTAAAGTTGGTATTTGATTCATCCAAATATAACTCATCGCAAGTTCAGCTGCTGCAGGAGCAAGAGCGTTCCATATTATACTATTTTCACGCTTATCTATATTAGCAGGAACACGTTCAAGCATGCGCTCTAGTATAGCTTCATAGCTTTGTTCTTCTTCCAAACTAAAGCACCTCCTCTACTTCTATTTCTCCATCGATGGAGGTAACTGTAAATTTAACATGTATTTCTTCTCCAATTCTTTTTAGTTCAAAATCACCAACACTACTTATTCGTTCATCATAGATAAGCGCTTCTTCTACAAGTCTTGGAATCTCCATTTCAATGAAATCTACGCTGACTTCTTTATCTGATAGCAATTCATCTATTTCTGAACCAATCTCACCTGAATAGATAGAGTGTGCAAATCTAGGAGTACGTAAGGCCATATAAATGTATTGTTGTATAGCTTCTAATCCATATATTATTTCATTCGTTACTTCCCCTTTTTCAAAATCAATACGATAAGTACGTGATGTCTCCTCTTTCAATTCATCTTCTGTAAAATCTTCAAAATCAAGTTCTGGTGACAGCATTTTTTCACCACCTAGAATTTATCAATAATAAAAAATGATTGCCCTCCTTGAATAACAGCAACCATTACCTTATCACCTGTTTGCAAAGCATTTGAGAACTGAATCGTTGCATTTTTAAGTGTAATTGAATGAATGTTGTGCGCATGTTCAGGATCCCCCGCTAAGGTCATTTTTTCTCCTACACTTCCTGTTGATATTGTTGCAGTTCTTGTATGCTGTGTTAGATGTCGAGCGACATGAATAAAATCGCTAGGAATAATTAATTTATCATTTTGTTTCAAACGTAATTGAACTGGTGATGTAGAATGAATAACACCTTCAACGAATTGCAATGGTTTACTTGCATCTACAGCTTCTTTTGCCATCTTTTTAATTGTTTGCCCTATACTCATCACAATACCGCCCTTGTATTTCTTTGAATTAATTTCAATTTCATATCGTGATAATCACCTTTAAAATAATGTGTGTCAGTATCAACAAAACGAGTACCCTTCACACCTATTTCATTTTCTACTACATAAATTGGCTGTCCACTGATTATTTCAGGTATTCCTATTGCAGTAACTTCTAAATTCTTTTGAATACCCTTTTTCTCATTAAGAAGGCTATTGGCTCGTGTATTTAACTGCGCTTGATTAATTTTATCCGTAACTCTTTCAAAATGTTGCAGCACCCCAAATTTTTTACGACCACTTTTATCTGATACAGTCACGGAAATTGTTCTATTATCATCTCCACTAACCAATTTAACTTGGGTAGCTGTTTCCTCAATAGAAGTAGCATAATTATAATCAATTAAGTTTACCCCTGTTTCCAATACCCATTGATTACTAGAAATTTTTTGTTCACTTAGTACAAGTTTTCCTTTCTCGGAATAGAGATTATACCGTTTTCCGCTTTGCTTTTCAGTATTAACTAAAGCTCTTAAAGCAATATCATACAATGTCGTTTCATTTGTATGAACCTCGTTTAAAACTACCCCTGTATTTGAAACCACACGGTATGGTATTTGAAAGTCACGACAAATACGGCTAATAATTTGATCTGCTCGTCGATTATTGAATACATACACATCTTTATTAACCAGTAAATACTGCAACATATCATATGCCACTAAATTTAATAGTCCACTTTTGGATTTGTTCTTGCTAAAAACAGTTCCTCGAAATAATTCTTTTCCTTTCCATTTAAAAAGAACCGTATTTCCTTCTTCAATTTTTGTATATTGTAAACCGCCTTTATCTGTATAAAGAATGTTGGCCATTATTTTTCTTGCTGCTTTATATCTTTGACCAGACCACGTAATGGACTGAGTAGGTATTTCTACCATTTCACCGGTTTTCACTAAAAATAGTTCAATCACAACATAAACACCTTCTTTACAAGGATTTATCAAGGAATGCGTAGCCGTTGGCCTGGATAAATCCAGTGGCCTGGTTGTCTAAGGTTCCTTTTATCCCGTTTCACCATCATGGATTTATTAGCATTCCATATCTTTCTCCACTTTAGGCTGTTACCATAATATTTTCTAGATAAATCCCATAAGGTATCTCCACGCCTTACAGTATGGGTTCTTGGTTTCGGCCTTGGATTCGGTCTTTTTGGCTTCTTCGGTATTTTGACTTTGATTTTTCGAACAGATACAAACTTGTATTCTTTTAAAGTAAGATCATAATAGATGTCCTCGACTGATCCGCCTTCTTCTCGGTAATTAAAGTTTTCAATAGATACCGGAACGTTAATTTTCGTCTTGGTCACTACTAAACGAAGTGGTTTCTTTGACTTTTGCCATCTATCAATTTTTTGAACGTTTTCCCAAGGAGTAGGAAAGGTTTTATAATCTACTATTGGTGTTTGATGCTTAGGAAAAAATGATGACAATTGAATCTTTTTAGGCGCAGGATCCTGAATGACAGTTACCTCACCTAAATTAGATATATCAATGGCTTCATTTTTATTTCCAATAGATAAAGAAAGAGATGAAGGAAGTACTGGTAATCTTAACCTATCCTTATTATCAGCTGTTGATATCCATATTTCATAAATACTTTTAGTCATAAACTACCAGTTCTCCCCCCTCATTGTATTCTTCATCAAGTAATTCCTCGATGACTCGTTTAACTTTGTTTGTTAATTTATTCATGTCAGAATCACCATTAAAGTGATTGTCACCAGTAATTTGAATAATGATATCCCGTATTCTCCCAGCTGACTTAGAGCTTTTACTTCCTGTTCCGATAGCAGCTGATACTTGATTAGATGTCACTCGTTTGCTTTCTCTATGTGACAGAACTTCTGAACCTCTTGGTAAATTAACAAGCTCAGGACCACGTTCACCTACCCAAGCTGTTTCTGCACTTCTCAAAGGTCCTTTTGTTCCTTTCCAATAACCACGATAAGCACCACCGGAAGCCATAGATTTTATCCCAGGAACATTAAATACATTACCGTATCTGCTTTTAATGTAGTTTATTGCAGCTACAGCGTTATGAACAGGGTTAAAAATATCGTTTAATCCTTTCCCCTTAAATGCGTTGAAAGTTGGTCCTATTGTTTGCATAAGACCCTTTGATGGTATACCGCGCTTTGCGTTAATATCCCAGTTATTTTGCGCCTTTGGATTACCACCAGATTCCTTTTGCGCAATTACACTCAGCGGCCCTAACCATGACGATGGAACACCTGTAATCATCATAGCTGCTTGAATCCACTCACTAATGTTTCCGCCAATAGACCCCATCCCAGCAAATGCCGAAGCCAGAGATCCTGCCTGTTTTTCGGCAAACTTCTTAATATCCACATCACCAAGCCCTTTAACAATACCAAGTGAAGCAAACTTTCCTAATTGAGCCATAACCCTTGAAGGTGAATGAATACCTAACTCTTGTTTAAATGTTCTTTCTACTTGTTTGGCTAAATACTTTGAAGCTTCTCTAACTTGGTCACCTTTTGACCTCAATCCAGATATGAATTCGGATGCAGTACCTGAGCCCCAACTACTTCCTTTTGCTTTTGTTTCATTAAAAGGAGTATGAACATTAGTGTATAGATAAGGTTTTGTTCCAGTATGTGTTGCATTTTGACCAGATCTAAATCCAGAGACTGTACCTGATCCCCACTGCGGACCTCCACCTTCTATTACTTTAAAAGGAGTTTTCACCTGTCTGTTTAGATAAGCTGTTGTATTGGTTGGTGTTGCATTTTGACCAGCAGAAAACGACGTGACAGTGTTAGCACCATAGCCAACAGCTTGTTTAATCACACCTTGCATTGGGGTCTCTATATTATTTTTCTTCCAAGTGCTGATAGGAACAACGTTGCCGTTTATTCCTGTAGCAACTGCATTGGTGAATGATTCACCGTACAATTTAGCTTCTTTATCTATTCCTTGAACAGAAACAGCGCCAACATTAACAGAAGCATGAAGCTTTTTAGGGTTAACTGTTTTAACCGAACCTCCAACTTGACCTCCATTTGCATATGGACGAACACCCAGCATTTTTCCCGTTTGATTGTACAAATCCATTGCTCGACCTCGACGATTGGCAGACAACGGGATAATCATTTCTGGACCAGCTTCCCCGACTAAACCAATATGGGGTTTATTAATGTAACCACCGTTTGCATATTTTTTAGCTGCTTTATTTCCTTTTTCACGACCAGAACTAAATCGTTCTTTCACATCCTCAACTAACCCTGATACCCAACTACCTACACCACTTAATTTTTCTTGTGCCCAATCTTTGACTTGACCCCATTTTCCTTTCCACCATTCTCCATCAAATAGCGTATCTCCAAGAGAGGTTTTTACCGAATCCCAAACACTCTGTGCTGAATCCCATTTTTCTTGTGTCCAACCTTTTACATCTTCCCACTTTCCAAGCCACCAATCTCCGCTAAATATAGTGTCTTTCATTTTTGTTTTAACGGAACTCCAAACTACTTGCGCTGAATCCCATTTAGTTTGGGTCCACCCTTTCACGGATTCCCATTTGCTATGCCACCAGTCGCTACTGAATACTGTTTCAGAAAACTTATTCTTGACGGAATTCCAAATAGAAACAGCTGAATCCCATTTTTCAGCAGTCCAAGTTTTAACCAATTCCCATTTTTCTTTCCACCATTCACTACTAAACATTGTTCCAGCAGTCAATTCTTTAACTTCCTGCCATTTTTGCGACCACCATTCACCACTAAATATGGTACTTTCAAGGAAACCGTAAACCTTTCCTCCTTGTTCTGCCCACCATCCAGCACTAAATATAGTAGAAGTGGCAGTCTCTTTTACACCATTCCATTTTTCAGACCACCATTCACCATTAAATATAGTACTTGAAATGGTTTCTTTAACTGTATTCCATGTTTCATTAGCATTGGTCCATTTTTCCGCTGTCCAGCCCTTAACACCTTCCCATTTCTCGCTCCACCAATCTCCACTAAACAAAGTGCTAGCTATTTTTTCTTTTGTTTTATTAAATGAACTTCCAACAGATTCCGCTGCTTCTCCAGCTTTTGTTTTAATAGTATCCCAGTTATCGCCGAGCCAACCACCTAGTGCTTCTCCACCAAATGAACCAGCAACACCACCGAGAACTCCTCCAATTGCCGTACCGACTCCTGGAACAACAGACCCGATTGCAGCACCTGTAGCCGCACCGCCAAGTCCACCACCTAATCCACCAGCAGCTTCCGCTTTCTTTCCTTTAGGAGCCGTTAAAATGGATAGACCTCCTAAAACCGCCCCTAGTACAGGAATTTTCTTTCCAAATCTAGCTATATTAGAAGCACCTTTTCCAAACCCTTTAGGTATTTTGGAGAATACAGAAGGTTTCTTATTAGGTCTATTTAATTCAGGCTTCTTCCCTTTCTCAAACCATGGTTGAGTATAAACAGGCTTCTTCCTTGACGTTGCTGCTTTTTTCAATCTTCCACTACTTGATGGAGGTTTTGGTCCTTTACCTTTCTTAAACCACCCAGATACTTTTTTACCAGTTTTCCAAATGCCGCCTGCTACCTTTCCAACACCTTTAATACCAGTCATTAATGGCGCAAGGACCAAAGAAGCAATTGATGCCGCAATCACTGTTGCTATACCTGCGCCAGCAAAACCTTCCAAACTTGGGTTTTTAAACGCATCCGCCCACATGGAACCAATGCCTTTAATTCCTTCTTTAACACCCCAGACAATACCATCAAAAATAGCAGCTCCAACATCTTTGCTAACATCTGCTAGCCATGGACGCCCTGTTTTATCCCACCATTCACCCAAATCATCCATGATGAATTTAACTTTTCCTTCAAAGTCGAGCTTTTTAAAATCGTCATTTTCAAGATAATTTTTACGAAGGTATGAAAATGCCCCTTCAAGTTTAGAAAACACCCACTCCGCCGCATCTTCTCCTGCCTTTTGAACAGTGTTTTTCCATTCACCCCAAGTATCCTGATTGTTACCTAACCATGTAGTAATTTCGTCTAGTCGAGGTTTCATAGAGGCTAATATACCAGTACCAGCTTCACGAAAAATAGTAGAAGCATAACCTTTAATTGTGGATATTTGACCGGAAGCTGTTTGTGAGAATTTTTTAGCCCCATCTTTAAACGTGCGGTCAATATCTTTTACAACTCCAGCCCACCCTGCATTTTTAAAATCTTCTTGGGTAATCTTCATGTTAAATTCTTTCATTCTTTCAAATTCACCCATTCGAGCATCTGCGAGAGCTTCCATTGCGTCTTGAACAGTCTTACCAGGTGATAAGGCTGCCATATTAGAAGAGATTTCTAATAATTTTTGTGCTTGTTTCACATCTCCACTTGCTACACCAATACCTCTAGATAATGCTGGAAATAATTCTGATGAACCAAATGGGGTTGTATCAGCAAATCGCCCCATCCATGATGTAAGTTTTTCTGCTTGCTTAGCATTTCCGTCTAGCCAGTGGGTCATTGCTGTTTCATAACCTTCGAAATCCATAGCAGAACCTACGGTAGCTTTCCCTAAATTCCCTACACCAACAACTGCTAATCCTACTGTAATGATGGAAGGGATTGAAAATAATGCATTTTTAATGCCGCCAATTATCGCTGTAGCTTTGTCTATTGCCCTAATGGTGAAATTTCGGTATGCAGGCAAAGCTGTCCGTGTATATGCAGCGATACGTCCGACCGTTTTGCTCGCAATGTCAATTGCACGGACAGAATAGTTATAGCCTTTTCCCAAAGAACGACGTGCATAGTTTGAAATACGATGAATTACACTAGTAGCCCTGTCTCTCGCTTCAACAAGAAGATATCTTGGCTTAGCTAAATGTCGGTTTAAATACCGCTTCACATTCTCCATAACAGTCTTTGTTTTGTTTTTCGCTTCGATTGCAATTGCCCAACTTTTAGGCATTCTACGTTCCAAATATCTATTTATACCTTTCGCAGGTTTAGTAAATTTATCTGCCATTTCAATAGTAATGGACCGCTTTTTCACCATATGCTTATCAGCATAAGAGGTTATGCTTTTCATCTTCTTTGTTGCTTCATCTCTCGCTTTTAGAATCATTGGCTTTTCTAAACTTCGCCTATACTTTTCAATGCCTTCCAAATTTCCTTGTAATGCTCTCAACTTTTTGGATATCTTATCTTGCATATCAAAACGAGCCGTTAACTTCGCCATTCCATAGTCACCCCTTTCTTATTGTTTATTCTTTCCGGCTTCTTTCGCTCGCTCTTCCAAGTGCAAAGAAATGGATCCGTACATAAATGCCTTGAACTCCCTTGGCAACTCGTACATTTCAACTAATTCAGACGGAGAGTAATGCAATTCATGTAAAGCATAATGCAAGAACACTGCATCTTTATCCCCATCTTTTATAAGTTTTTTGCTGTTTCTTCCAAATCTTCAACAGACTGGTCAAAACCATTTACATCTGACACTTTTGAAATCCATTCCGAATATTCTCCAGCAACATGAAGAACCTTTTTGGCAACCTCTACTGGGTCTTCCGTTTTATATGCCTTACGTAGTTCTTCAGCTTTAAAATTTGGATACACAGTTGTTTCTACTGCAATCCTAGCCATAAATCTAGATTGGTCTACTTCTTTACCAACAACGCGATTTTTCCGTACAATGTTCCTCATACTCATTTTTTCAATTTCATCTACTCTTTCAGTAGAAATGGGTTTAAAAACAAATGGAATTAAATTTCCTGCCTTATCCTTAAATCGTGTAGAAATCGGTGCCTTTACCTCCTCTACAACTTCTGCTTTACCCGGCATAAAGAATGATAAATCTAATGCTTGTTCTTGATTTTCAGCCAATTTATATCTCTCCCTTATAGTTTTATTAAGTAAGAATAAAGAGCGAAATGCATCGCTCTTTGATTAATCAAATGTAGACTTCAGTTCCTCTGGTAAATCAACATCCTCAAAAGTAAATGGGACTTCTTCTTCCAATGCAGCTGCCTCCACGTCAAGTCCAGCAACCTTAGCACTATCAAAGTTTACTTCATACAGAGTAACTCGTTCAGTACCTCTTCCAGATGTTTTATCATCAAGTACTGCTTGCAACGTAAAATACGGATCCACACCTGTTTTCACATAATTAATCATGATTTTAACCATTTGAGATGTAACTTTATGCAAAGTCATTGTTCCTGATCCACTAGCGCCATTTGTTTTATGTCCCATCATACGGCGTCCCATAATTGGCACTTCTTCTTTATTCTTTTCAACATTTGCTTCAAATGATTTGATATGAGCCATTTCTTCTCCTTCTAAGAATAAGCGACCTTCTTTTCCGCTTATAACGTCTCTAGATCGTAATCCCATGCGATTCACTCCTTTTTAAAAAATTGACTATTCTGCTACGACTGTAAAATAAAACTTCTCTGCGCTATCGACAGGTTGTACTCCAATTTGGGTAGCAATTCCATCCCCTGCAGAAGTCAACTTGATTATAATGTCCTCACTAGGGTCGAAATTCTGAATAATATTGTTTTCTTGTAATTCATTCAAATAAATAGAAATTGCTGCTTGTACAATTTGTACTCCATCGCCGTTAGCCGGAATATCTTGTCCAATATTTTTTCGATTTTTAATAGCTTCTTTTAAACTGCGAGTAATATCGTTATTAATCGCATCGAGAATACGTACAATTTTGTTTTTCCGCATCTTGCTTGTGCCTGTAATCGAGTTAATATCTTGCTCAACTGTTACGCTCTTATCTCGCGGATTAAAAGTGAACAAGAATTCTCCCCTTTGAAGTCGCTGCTCTATTTGATCGTTATCAAAGCGTGGTTTAACATCAACTGCTCCCTCGTACTCCATAAAAGTAAGCGACTGTTGCAGAGTAGCTCCAGCACTTGCTCCTGCAACCCATGCTACTGTTTCCGGAACAGTCAATTCGCGATCTGTTAATACTACCGCATTGGTAACATTAATAATTCCTTCATAGTTCCCTGGATAATTTGGCAAGATACCTTGCACCTTAACACCTTGCTCGTCGCGCAGACGGCGAATGAAAGATACAAAAGTAGTCTTTATTGCTTCATCATCTACTGGTAACCCAATAGTATCGAAATACTCTGATTCAGCAGCACTGATAAAGTCAATGTAATCTTCACTCGTAATCGTTCCATTTGATCCACCTGTTAGATTTGTACCTGCAGTACCTTCTAAGACACCAGAACCCTCAAATACAACAAAGTCATTAGATTGCAATTCGTCGAATGAAGAAACTACCTGCTTATCAACTTCACGTAGACCAAAGAATGTTTTTACATCCTTTTTAGTCTCATCGAGCACGTTAGGTTCCACAACAACATGCAACTCATTACCTTTTATACCACCATAAGCAGCAGTAACCTTTTGCGATTCACCCAATGTAGCGGTTGCTTTTTCTCCTTCATTCACACGATAAACAAGCACTGTAGCGCTTTTCTTTTTGGCCTCACGAAGCAAGCCCATGGTAGGGTCTGATATATCCACCCCTAAGCGGTCTCTTGCATCATTTTCACCGCTAATTTCAATCATTTCTTTTGATTTTCCCCACCCAAGGACTAAAGGGAGGGCTACTCTACCACGATCACCTGTAGAGATTCGTTCATTTGCTTTCATCTGAAAATTAAAATAAATACCAGGGCGTACTTTTTCAACGCCGGGCGTAAATGTTCCACCATTCATATTACTTTACCTCCCTTTTAAGATAGCTTTGAATCAACTTCTCCGCTTCTCGTTTTGTTGATGTGTGTTTTTTTGTATTAAAAAAAGCACCATCGAAAACCTCTGGCTTTACGCCAAATAGTTTGCGACTGTGCTTTCTTAATTCAGTCAAAGAAAATTCTGGTTCCTTGTAAGCTGTTGAAGTGACAGAGGCGGATGTTTCTTTTTTCACTTCTGCCTGCTTATTCTGTTGCTGTTTTGCAGCACTCATTACTTCACCCCACTTTCAAATTCTAGATATTGGATAGCTGGGATCTCTGGTTGATGATAATAATAGCGACTATCCCAATGCAGAATGATGTTGGCCACCCCTCTATCTCCGATTCTTACCTCTACCCTTGTAAAACGGATATAATCGCCCGTTTCTAATCCTTTAATGTCTAAAAGAGGTATAACATTTCGATTACCATTTATCTTCTCAGCAATGTTCTCTGCTTCTCTGTAAGCTTGTTTTGAATCATGATGAAATAACTTAATAGATAAGTTATAAGTTTTCATGTATGTTTGATTACTATCATTGCCATCAAAAACACGTGGGGATGGGAAATACATGGATGGTACCACAAAATCTGTCGGTACTGCCAATTCGTAAATCTTCACCGGAAACACCTTATAAAAGAATCCCATAATAGAACCTATTTCTGGATTCAACCAATCACCCCCTTAAAAATGTGAATCAAGCCACTTCTGAAGCAATCTGTCTAAACTTTTTTCAAACATCTTGTCAAAAATAGCCAATGCACTATCCCAATAACCAGATCCATCTACCCATTGAATTTTTAATAGCATACCTGTTTCTCTTTCACTCTGGTCATATTCGAATCTGTCACCCTTCCAGCGACCAGGAACCCAACGCCTATCCTTACCAGAGTTCGGGTCAACAGTAAAATGGCCATCATTAGCAAAGCTTGCATAATTAACATTGGTACCAACTTCAAGCGATAATCTATTACTTGATATGGACCACATATTTTCCTCATCGCTTCTGCTAAATGAGTTTAATAACCTTCGAGTATCGACCGTTTCTGTACGGATAATCTCATCTTGAATAAGATCCAGAAACTGCATCCCCATTCCTTCAAGCCATAACCCTAATTGGTCTGCAAAACCACCATCAGCCGCTTCTTTGACTGCTGAAATGAATTCCTGTAAGCCTTCAATTTCAAAACTCATAGATTGTCTCTCCTAATCAACACGACTTCTTGATGATGGTTTCTTATTTTACGTGGTTTTTGGGTCTTATAAGCAACTCCATCCCATATAACCTTGCTATTCGTCCTAATATCTTCGGTTAACAAAAAATGAACAAGCCATGCTTCTACAACTTCTGCGTTCGGATCACCTTGAACAATCGATTGGCTTTTAGAAACAAAATAACACTTAGTCGCTTTAACATCTGGAACTTCTTCGTAATAATATTCTTCTTGCCTATCTTCTGCAGGGATACCAAAACCGCTATCATCATTAAACTTGGTTTTTAAATGGTAAATATCACATTCATGCGTTAATAGTTTTTCATAACTCATATACCTCTCATCCTCAAAAACACACCATTAGTCTTTTTTTCATCTGCAGACATGAAAGCATTAAGCAAACGAGAAACATCTGGCATAGACAAGCTACTTCCATCGGAAAGAGTATAAGAATAGTCCCCAATCTTTTCGGACTTATAACCTTTCACAATGGATTCATCGCCGTTAACCAATGCATAAAATTGAGCCACTTTTAATAAGGCAATCTCCAATTCGTCTGGAAGTTTTTCATATTCCTTTATTGGCTTTTCAATTTTTGAGTTAACATAAGTTACCGCTTCTAAAATATCCATTTTGAGCTGCGTTTCAGGACGATTTTTCACTGATTCAAAGGTGCTGTAATTCTTTACATCTTCAGGAGTGATAGACATTAGTTATCGCTCTCTTCTGGTTTTTCTTCCTGCAACTGCAGAATTAGAGCGATTCGCTCATCTTCATTGTTTGTTTCTTCAACATTACCACCCAAATTCTCGATAATAGCCTTTTGCTCTACAGCATTAAACTTTTTCAAGGAAGATGTGGTGAATGTTTCAGGTTCGTTTTCTGGATCCTTATTTTCTTCTGGTTCTTGCAATCCTCCTCCGCCGCCGTCATCTGGATCAGCAGGGGCGTTATCATCTTCCGCAAGCTCTAAATCTTGAAATTTCAATAATAACTCATCAGAATCATGAACCTCGACTGGTTTCTGGCCATAAAAAAATCGACCTCCACCGATGTGCAGAACGCCTTTCTCTTGTTTATATTGAATTTTAGCCATAAAACGCGCCTCCTCTCTTATAGTTTGCTACCAGTCATCCACGCAACAGCATCAATTTCGCGTACAATCGCATCTAGGTAAGCATAAAGAACATGGTAAGTTGCATCTTTAGCTGCAGCTGTAGCACCATCAGCAGTTCTGATGTATCGTAATTGACGAGTGAATACTGGTTTTAAGTTAGATTTAGGAGTTAGTGCAGCAAAACCTCCTTGCATTTCTGCAACAATCTCCGTAGGATATCCAGCTAATCTAGTAATCTTCCCGTCCTGAAGAACCGCATCACCGAATCCAGTTTGTCGTTCAGAAACCAATGAAACAAGTCTGTCATTCGTACCTTGAGTGATAAACCAAGTAATATCTGTATGGCTCTTGTAACGCTCTGGGAGTACTTGAATGTGATTTATAAAATCCAAAATGGTTAGGTCTCTGTCAGCTAAGTCAGTTTTATTTGTAGATTTTTTCATTTTCTTTACGAAACCATCAATAATATTTAAAAACTCATCTGGTGTCTCTCCGTCTTCTAATGTTGCATTTACGTCACCGTTGAAGATTAAATCCTGCAGATCTACAGCAAATTGCTTTTGAATCATATTAATCACTTTTTCCTCGGCATTATCACCACGTGCCGCTTGAGAATAGAACACATCATCATTTTGTAACCATTCGTCCCATTTGACTTTACGTACAGCATAAGGGATTTTTCGGCTCGAGACTGAACCTGTTCCTGTTGGTGTGTCATCCTTACCCGCTTGACGAAGGCGACGACGGCCCACGCTAAGAGCATCGATGTTACCTGCGGCTACGTCACGATAGATTGGCACTAAAGCATTCAATGTTTTAGCGTTATTAATCGTATCGACCAAAAACGCTTCTGCGTCTTTAACAGCCATTGGAATATCAATATTTTTCTTAATGGAAGCAATGGCTCTTTCTTTGTTAATAATTTCTTGATTAGTTTTCATTATTTTTTCCTCCTCTTAATTAAAGTGGCGCATATAAGTTGGGCCTTCATTTTTATGAATATTGGTTGGCTCTGTGTCCACTTGATTAGAAACCCCTCGCGCCTTTTCTACAGTCTCAAGGCGCTTAGTAATCGGGTCTAACTTTTGGTCAAGCACTTCCGAAAATTGTTTCATTACATCATCTTCCAGATTATCGTCGTTCCCTCCACCGTCCTCTTTTTCAATATCATCTAATCGCTTGGTAATCGGATTTAGCTTTTCGTCAAGCATTTTTTCAATATCCTCTTTTTTCACTTCATCTTCCTCCTCATCTTGATTTATTAAGTCATCTAGCATGGCATGCGCATCTTTAATTTTGTTCATGTTAGCAGTTGAGATTTTCTTACCGGCTTTGGCAATGGTTTCCGGTTTATTTTCAAGCGCCTTTTTTATGTCTCCTGATTCTTTAATTTCTTGAAGAATATCTAAAAACTCTTTCACGCCTTCTTCAAGCCTTTCAAAATCAGTTATGCCAACCGTGGGATTATCCCACAAAGAACCAAAGAAAACCTCTTCTAAACCATCCCATGCAGACCAAAGATTACGCCGGTTTTGATTACGTTCATAATTATCTCTAAGTTCACCTTTCTGAACCTTATCACCAGTAAAAAAGCTTTTCAGAACATCAAAAAAGCCTTTCATTTCCACGTCTTGTCCTTCATCAGACTTAGAAACAGGCTTCTTATTTTGTCTTTTATTCTGTTTTTCAATTGTTTCAGCAGTGCCGGCCATCGAATAACCAGTGATTTCTCCCTTTTTTATCTCTTCCCAAATCTCATCACTAGCTTTAGTAACAAGCACCCATGAACCTTTTTTTATAGTTTCATCTCCAAGTTCAAAGTCTGCAGGAGCGATATATGATTCCACAACTTCACCAACACCAGATTCAAAATTATGTTGTGTATCAATGTTTCGAGCATCTTTCATAAAACCGTGAGCTGCTTTTTCGATGGAATCGGCTGTCATAAAGTCACCGTGTGAATCTTCAACATCAGGCTCATAGACAACACCATAAACCAATTGTTGTTCCTCATCTTCTTTATTAATAAATAGCTTCACTTCTTTTTGAAAGTCGGGCTGCTTATCCGATTTAGTGAAGAAGAACTGCTTTTGATTTGCGCCTTTGTCTACATATGACACATGAGTGATATTTGCATTAATTAATTCTCTAGGCATTATGTTTCACCTCCTCTCAATCAATAAGTTTAAATATTTTTGTAAGTATACTTTTCATATAAGTAAACTCCTTCCATCCATAAAAAATAGCCCTCTCTGTTATATCCTTAAACAGAAAGAGCTACTCTTGATTCAACTGTAATAATTCAATGCGATCTTTTTCCTTGTTGGCTTCGAAATCTTCTTCGGACTCATAATCTTTAGTGATCGGAGGTGTTCCATCACTTTTAAAGAAATAACCTGTGAATGTACCATCCTCATTTTCTTTGAGTCCAACAGGAGATAAATTATCATTTTTCCACTTCTCAAGCACCGTTTATCACCTCTACAATCATTTTGATTATCCCATCTTCTTCAAATGCATCTATAACTTTATATTTGGTACCTTTATTCAATAAAAATTCATGTTCATGATCAAATTCGCTAATACTATTAACATAAGCACCGACTGTTCCCATGGGGATTCTCCATTCCATTTGAACCTTCCCTTTAAAACTACCATCAAAAGAAACTGCTTTATTTATGGATGTACTTACAAATGACTGTTCTTCTAGTTTCATACCAACTAGTATTTCAGGAGGTAAATTCCAAATGTTATCTTCTAAACCTCTATAAGTTATAATGTTATCTTCTAGATCAAACTTAGAAATACCGCTGCTAATGTCCTCGATGATTTGCTTAATTTCTTCTTCAGAATAACCGTCTAATTTGTTTTCTCGTAAGTATTTATTAATGGGCCTGTATACATCGTCAGTATAATTACGAATAGCTGTTGCTTCTGCAACTGTTAATTTATTTCTCCAAGGTTCTGATACCTTTTCATCCCATTCTTCAATATTTTCAATAGGACGATAAGATACCTCATCTTCTATTTTACCATTATTCCTTCTGCTAGTCGATGGACCACCCATCTCATCAAGTGCCTCTTGTCTTAACTTTTCTTTTTCATCTTTAGATAACCCCAATATATCTTCATCAACCACAGGTCCCAACACACACCCACAATGAACACGATTTTTAGCAGTGAAAGATGGATCTCGTGGATACAATCCTGATTCTCCGTCAACATAAAAAAAGTCATCGACAGGAATAGTTACTCCGTCCATGGCCATATGTGTCGCTCTTGGATTTATTTTCTTCGCCCCACTATGCTTCCATTTCTTTTCTTGTACAGCTGGGCTTTGCTTAAATGATTCGTAGTGTGCTCTACTCGATGCCGTTAATATTTCTGTTCTTGCCGTTGCTCTAGCTCGATTGCGATTAAATTGTGGCATTTCTTTCATCCGTAATTCTGCTTCCGCTATGGAATCGCCATCCTCAATAGCTTGTAGCAATTCGTTTTCTAATGCTTTATGCGTATTCAATTGCATTAGCTCCGCTAAATCTTTTGACCAATTTTGGATCCAATCAGTTGTTCGTTTTGATAGGATTCCAAACGGAACATCCTTATCAATGGATTCCATCATGAGTTTTGCTAATTCCTCGACGGTCAGTTGCAAAAACTCAGCCGTTTCCTCTCCGAACTCCTCTGCAAATTCATCCACTGCAAAAAGATCACTTTTGAGAAACACAAGGAAGGCTTCTAGCGTTTGTTTATCATCTTTTGATACAAATATATTAAAGGCATTTAAAAAACGCTTGCGTTGTGCCCTTAGCAATCTAGCAACGGTTTTCTCGTAATCCTCTATGATTGCAGGCAATTTATCGAGTCCAGGGAAATCAGGAACAACGTCCTCAATGTTCTCTTCATCATCTACCTTGGCAATGAAATCATTTAGACTCTTAATCAATTTATCTATCTTATGCATTTTTGTGCAACCCCTCGAGCACATCACGCATATCTTTTAATAGGTCGATAAGGTCCATTTGTTTTTCGTTTGATTTTTGGATATCAATTACACCAGCTAACGGATTATTAGCACTTTGCAACAATACTTGCAGCGGAAAGTTATATTCATCTGGGAATGCTTCAACTCTCTGACCAAGCACTTGGCCAAGAAGTTCACGTAAGTCATTAGGAGCAACTCCTCCAGCTTGAATAAATGGATCCAGCACCTTTGCAATTTCTACAGGGTCGTGAAAATCCGCTGCTTTAACGGATAACCTTACGTATTTAAATCGTAACGGCTCAAGGAATAACGTATTAAGCGCTCTTGCCAGGGCTTTTCTTTCAGGTTGAAACACTTGCTCTTCCGTAACCTTTCTAGCTGTGTCAGCTGTCGCTCTGTTAAAATCCTGAGATTCCCCTGTATAAAGTGGGGGTAATCGGAAGGACGACCTTATTTTTTGTCTTGTTTTCTCGTCATATTCTAGAAAGAGAGCATCCTGCTGCAAGATTTCTGCTAACGATTTGATTTCAACCTTTGCAGGCGTTATTTTTTCATCACCATTAATAATTTTTTCCTCTGTAATCCCTTCCGCTTCTAACAGAAGAAATTTATGAGCGTTTTCAGTACCTGTTAAGTCGTTCATGTAATCTTGCAAGGCTTCATAGGACGTATCATCAAGCTTTCCATTCGATACAGTTATTGCAGCTGGAATATGTCGGCCATTCGTAAAATACGTTAAGTTTAATTCTTCGGCTTTCCTAGCACCGTACAAACTAATGAGGTTACCGATCCATCTCGGCTTTCCATAGGTACCAGAACCAATCTTCATGTGATATATCTCGGTAGCTCTTAAATTTTCTGGTGTACTATCATCGAATTTGCCTGTTGCTGAATTCATTATTCTTGGATCTCCATATTCTTTAAAGTAAACTTTTTTATTATCGACCATCTGAACATACTTCCTGAATCTTTTCCAGCGTGTTACTTTCTTCTCTTGGCCATTTTCCAACATAATGTATTCAACTTCTTCGGGAACAGTCTTTTTACATACCCTCATGTATTGTGTGTCGGCATATTCAATGCCAACAGGTCGCCCTATTCCATCTCGAATGATTTCAAGATAACCATTGCCTGTCTTTTCACGATCATCAAGAGCGTAACCGATAATAACTTCTGGTGATTCGTCCATATTCAAGTAACGAATAAATTCATCAAGCCTCGTCCACTCCGATTGCGCTTGCTCTTTGATTTCCTTTTGAATTTCATCCGAGTTAATATCAATCTTGTAATCCGCTTCAATGCCAAATTCAACAATATTCGTTTTGTAAGCATCCACACATTGCTGAAGAATGGATGAATACTCACCAATCATCTTTAACTCTTTTAAATTAAATGGCGGCGGTAATATTTCACCGTATAAATTAAAAAAGTCGTCTTTATAAAGCTGTTGAGTGTTCGGCGAAACGGAAGCCTTGAACACTTTCGCTCTTACAGTTGTTTCTGACAAGCTTATCTCCTCCTTCCTCTAGGTCTTTGTCTAGTTGATCTCGATTGGTTTTGTGCTTCATCTTTTAGATCAGTTACTTCATAACCATCAAGCCCGTACCATGCGGCACTAAATGTATGAGGATCAATCGCGTATTCATCCGGGATGATATTTCCGTTTTTATCCTTGGCATAAACAAGGTTTTCCAACTCGTGTATGGTATTCTCGCAAGCATCAGAACAAATGATTTTCTTAAACCGCTTCATCTTCTTAGTGTTTGCAAGGCGTGAACCTTGGTACTTGGTAGCTCCATACATATTGAATCCTTGTTGCCTGTAATATTGAATTGCTTTTGCTTCAGCAGAATCAGCAATTATCCGCTCTCCGCTTTCCTTGAATTCCTTCAACTCTTGAGCAGTTTTATCGTCCGTCATTCCCTTTTTATAATACTCCCAATATACATACAGGTATTGTTTTTCCATATCCACAACCATTCTTAGGACGGCGTTATAGGAATCAACGAAACCAAAGTCCATACCTACTCGAAATAATGGTTTCTTAATAAGGTTAATTGCCTTCATAACTTTCCTGTGTTCCATCGTTTCAAACTGAGGAAGTACTCGGACACCATTAATACCAAATCGACCTTTTCTTGCAATACGATAAAGGTCTGGATCGTATTCTTTCATCTCTTCCAACTGTTCAATATAGCTATTTGGAAGGAACAAGTTGTCATCAGCTACGGAATGATGATAATAAGTATCTCCAATAACCATAGTTCGTTTTTGGTACAGTTCTCTATCATCCAGTACAAAGCGTTTATTCAATTTGTCTTGGAAGAAGTGCAAATAAACCCAGTTATCTTCTCCTACTGGATTAGTCGATAAAATCATATGAAGTTTTAGTTTAGGGTGACGTAATCGACCTAGTAACTCTTTAAAGCCTGCATACTTGATCTCTGAGCATTCCTCTAACCAAATAAGCGAAATGTTATTAATAGACTTTAATTTTGCAGGTTTATCCATCCCTTTAAAGATGATTTTACTGCCATTCAGAAAGCGTATTTGCATAGGGGAACTGACACAACGTATTTTATCAGCTAAACCCATATCCTCAATAATTTCTTCAAATAGAGAAAATGTAGAATCTCTGTGTGTATCATATACTTCCCGTACCACAAGCGCTGTTCTTTTTTCCTGCAATAGCTTTAATATAATCTTTAAAGCGACATGGTAACTTTTACTCGAACCATAACCGCCGACAAGAACTTGGAACTTCTGTTTCCAATCAAAGAGAAAGTTTTCGAAGTGAGGATTCACTTCTTTTTCTATTCGAATTGCCGGTGCAATACTCATAAGTTATCACCTTTTCTTGTGATAACAATTTCAACTAGACCATCACCTTGAGAGTCAGACAGCTTCTCTACTTCTGCCTCGGCTTTTTTAATATCCATTTTCAACTTTTCTTCTTTTAGGCGCCTCTGATTATTTTCGGATAAGAGGTCAAAGTATTTCGTTAGCATATCTAGTGCTTTCATCTTATCTGCTAACTTAACAGATATGCCTTCTCGACCTTGCTTTACTTCTGTAAGTATCGTTCCATCTACTTTTTCCGAGTCAACAAGGTCAACATAAGAAACGTAGTCCATCAATGGCTCACCATTCTGGTTAGTTAGAGGCTTGCCAGTATCAGAATCTTTTTGGGCTATCTCTCTCCTGCCAAATGTCACGTAATCAGTTATATCTGCAAAAGCTATGTCGATGTACTTCTGTAGCACGTCTCGAACATTGAGCTTTAGCTCATTAGTTTGTTCCGCCTTCAATTGGTCTATATGTGCTGAAATCTTAGTATTTCTTAGTAGCCCATGACCATTTACCATTGCTGTTGAATAAGCACATTCATACGCCTTCTGATAAGCTTTGGTAGCATTGAAGTATTTAATGTAATAAATACAAAAAAGCCTTTGTTTATCAGTGAGTTCTTCACCTTCAACAATAGGCTCATATCGTTCTTTCTTTTTGGTTTCATTCAATTGTTTTTGGGTTGCAACCTTATCCGTTTTGGTTGCATCCTTTTGCGTCGGATCTCTACTCCACTTTTCTCGGCTCTTTCTGCTTTTCAAAGTACCTATCTTTACGTCATGTTTAGCAGCAAGATCTTTCAGTGTAATCTTCGTTGTTTCCCATTCGTTTCTAATCTGCTCCCAATCCATTACATATTCACCAACTCCCACTACTAATATTTAAAGTGCTTAATCTATACAGACCTCACGGTCTTTAATTATTAATTACTCATATAATTAAGTGCTCTACATAACAGCCTTTTCATCCCCAGTACGGGTTCGTACGACATTCGTATGACAAGATAATTTTCTATTAATTTTATTCTTTGCTCGTTCAATAAATTTCTGTACAGACGCCTTAGATATTTTAAGTTCTTCTGCAACCTCACGCATACTATATCCTTGAGCCATATGAAGCAAATAACACTGCCTTTCTCTATGTGATAATTCTACAAGAATATTTACTAATAAACGCTTTTGTTCCTCTGAAATTTCTTTTTCTTCAGGTTGAATATCCAAAGAGGGGAATAAATCCATATCTATTAAAGCTCTGCGCTGATATGCTGACCGTTTATCAATACCTCGTAAGTTACCTGGTCTACGTCCTGTTTTCATCCATTCAATGGATTCAGACATATCATTAATCATGCTGTTAATATGCTTTTTATCCTCTCTATCACAAATAAATTCAATATTTAGTTTACCTTTCTTTCTAATCAATTCTTTTCGACCTGCTTCGTATTCACTAACTAATCTATCTACCCACATAGTCATATTCGAGCCCCCACTCGTATTTTTAAATAAAAAAAGACACCAAACAACGCTTATTGCGTCATTCAGTGTCCTCCAGATGGCTGGTAGAACTATAAAGAGTTAAACTCCTTTTGCTTTTCCTCATATTTTTGTTCAAGAGCAACTTTAAGAGCATTTAATTCATTAGTAGCATCCTCTAAAATATCTCCAACTCCATTAACGTTCTTTTCTAGGCTTCGTTGCCAGAAATACTCTATTTGTCCTTCTGCTATACTTAAAATATCCAAATATATATCAAACGTATTTCCTGTGAAAGCGTTTCTATTTACATTTTTTATTTTACGTAAAAAATCAACAATATCTGTTTCATTTAACCCTTTTGCGTGTCGAATTTTCGACAGTTCGGAATTAGGTTCAGGACCCGTATCCGTTCTTTTTATCATTTCTTCCTCTTTTTGATATTTAGCATAGACATCTACATGTCTAATTAGATTCTCGACTGAATATAGTAAAAAGCGCGATTCATTTAGAAATTCATTTATCACTTTCTTTTTTTCCTGTATTCTATTGTTTATATTAGTTCTATTCATAATATAAATCGCAATCGAAGCGGTTATAATAGCTCCTAATAATGCACCCATAAAACTTGGATCAGAAAATAATTCACGTAAATATTCCTTCAAAATTCTTCCCCCTCATCATACTTCACACGCTTCACCTTACCCTGGTGAGTAATTATTTTGGTTTCCCCATGATTGGGTAGACCTGTTAATTTAGCTTTCCCATCACAAACCACTATAGCAAAGCTACCATTATGTTCCATTATATCAATTTCTAGTTTCATTGTACTAGGGTCTATTTGAATATCTTTTAATCTCACAAGGATTCCTCCTATGTTATAATAGATGTGTGTCGGACAGGAGGAATCCTGTCTTTTTTTATTACATCAATTCACCCTGCTGCTCTTTAACTTTTGCCATCCGGTGTTTTTCGTTAATGTAGACCTGTTCTAGCGTGAATAACCTACAATCCTCTACTTTTCTTCCATCTCGTGTATAAAAGACACCCATACGATACAGATCGTTAATAATCTTAGTCCTACGATCATTTACAGCACGTTGGCGCTGTTTTTCTGATATATCCACTAATTATCCCCCTCCTAGCTACTTGCAGCAGCTTTATACTCATATTTTTTAACGCACAACTCTGGTAGATTCGCCCTAACAATCGCCTCAGCGAAAGGTGGCGGAACTGAATTTCCAACTCTGGCCACTTGTTGTGTTTTTGGGTACCGTTTACCTTCATGATCTTTGTCAATTACGTATGATTTTGGGAACCCTTGTGCCAAGAAAAGTTCGTGCGGCTGCAGCATACGCATTCCGATATCGACAATTTTATAATCCTGCCCTTTAACCGTTACAAGACCAAATCTGTCTCTGGTCGAAATCGTATGCAATGGTTCGTCCAACGACTGGCCAACGCCATGTCCGTAGTATTTCATCAAAAAAGCTGTTACTAGCGCATGATGATCCTTGACCGTAATTGTGTGTAATGGATTATCCAAGCTGATTCCAGGACCCTTATAATTACCGCCGTAATGCTTGGCGAGAAACGCTGTTACGAGTCCGAATCTATTCGCTGTAGGTATCGTTGCAATCGGCTCATCAAGCCCGCTTGCCCTCGTCTCGTTTCCTTGGTGAGTATAGTAGTGCTGCAGAAATACCGCTTTATCATCCACAATATAAGGCTTATCTGCTTCAATCACATATTTCTGTATACCTCTGAATATCCGTAACATGCTATTTTCTACTAAGGGCTTTTTTCTGTAAAATATGCTCGGTGCTGGAATAGACCAATCAATTATTTCGCCAGCTGTTCGAAACGGCTTTTTTAATCCTAATTGCACATTTACTTCGTTGGAATCACCATGAGTTGGCTCTGGCCACTTTATCGGTTGTTTGTCACGCCTAGCGATCATGAACAATCTCTGTCTAGTTGTTGGAGCTCCATAATCACAGGCTTTTAGTGTTTTCCACTCAATCTCATACCCTTGTTTTCTAAGTTGCCTATTAAATGATTTGAATGTATATCCTGACTTTTCAGGGTCTGGTCTGCCGTCTTTAATTGGACCCCATGTTTTGAATTCTTCAACATTTTCTAGTACGATAACTCTCGGTTTTACCGTAGCGGCCCAGCGCAAGGCTACCCATGCAAGCCCCCTGACTTCTTTCTTTACAGGTTTTCCACCTTTAGCCTTGGAAAAATGAGTGCAATCTGGAGAAAACCATGCTAGTCCTACTTTTCTTCCTTTGACAACTTCGATTGGATCGATATCCCAGACACTTTCCAGATAGTGCTCTGTATCAGGGTGGTTCACTTTATGCATTGCTATGGCTGCTGGATCATGATTTATGGCGATGTCAACATTTAAACCAGTAGCTAACTCTATCCCTGTGCTAGCTCCACCGCCCCCTGCAAAGTTATCTACTATAATCTCTCTAAATAAATCTAGTTGTTTTTTCAACTGATTTCACCATCTTTTGGCTAAACATTCTGTTTCTCCTTTCAACGCTCGCTTGCCTTATAAACCGAGTCCTTTCATAAGCTAAACAATGACTCTTGAAAATATCCATGTTGTGCAGCTACTGGGTTAATCCAAAGCACTTCTTGTCTTTTAGCTCCAGCTTCTGCGAGAACGTTCATACTCTCTTTTCGCCAATTAGTTAAAAGATCGTTATATAATTCATGATCATACCCCGATAGCAATACAGGACCAGGATGTCTATCTAGTTGTTTTAATAATTGCTCATGATCATCGATTGTCATTTCGTACTTATAATGCCTTTTCGTACGAGTTTCTAAGATATAAGGTGGATCGGCATATATTAAAACATCTTCTCTCTTGTACCGATCAATTAACTTTTCAGCTGGTTGATTTTCTATTTGAGCCTGCTTAAGCCTCTCTGCAACTTTTAGGATTTTATCTGGAAGCTTTCCCCACTCTTTAGCAGTATCAGGGCCATTTGAAGCTATTAGGCTACGCCAACCTGTTCTATCACTCGTTTTCGCCCCAATCGCCTGCCAGCAACGTACTAAGAAACGCCTTGCTTGCTCTATTTCATTACCTTGCTCAAAATCATAAGAAAGATAATATTCTTCCCTAGATAGAGGAGTGAAATTTATAGAATGGGCTAATTCATCCGGATTATCTCTAATGACTTTAAATAGATTAACTACACTGCTATCTAAATCATTTATCGTTTCAATTGGCGACTTTGTTTTATTGAAAAACACTGCCCCGGATCCAAAGTACGGCTCGAGATATGTTTTATGTTCAGGCATATGATTTATAATCCAACTGGCCATACTCCACTTACTACCCGGATAGTGCAATATTCTTGGTATTTTATTCATTGGAGACAACGCCTTTTTCTATTTGCTCGCTAATCATCTGCAATCCCAACCAGTAAGCAATAAAGCTATATGGCAACCTTTGTCCACAATCAGAAATGCAACTTGCTGCTTCGCCGTCAAACCAATCCACACTAGTATGCTCATAGATGGAAAAGACAGCTTTCTCGAAATGATCATGGAGATCCCAATTCCTAGTTGCACTCATAAGCTCTTCATGCAACTCGGCTTCTTCCTCCTTCAACTCATCAACATGAGACACATCGCACCAGTCGAAGATGAATTCTTTTATTTCTTCGGCAGCCAGTTGACTGTCAAAATCCCACCTTCTCCGTTCGTGGGCAGATAATTTTCCAGTAAAGTACGATAGATTAAAATCTTTAATATTATCGATGGTAGCTAGGCAAGTTAAGTTATATGCAGCGTCTCCTAGATCGCCTGTTACAAAAACCATGTTGTCAGATAGCACGTAATCTATTTGATACATTCGAGTTCCTGGTTCACCCCAATGAATACATTGAAATCCTTCGACACCTTCGATTAACTTGATTTCATGATTCTCAAACCATTGTTCACGGATCTCTTTTTCGGCATTTTTCAAGTATTCATTTTGACTAAGCATTTTGCTTCCCCCTCAAGGCTTTATCAGCTACTTCAAAATACTTCCTATCTATCAAACCAGCCATTTCTTTTATTTGTTCTAAAGCCATCTCTAATTCTTTAATCCTTTTGCCCTGTTTTTCAATGCCTTGCTGAAACTCATTTTTAATCGTTCGCTCACTAAACAGCTCATTGTTTAGGTAGCGACAACGTTTTTCCAGCTCTTGCACAAGTTCGGCTTGTTGGATAAGCCATAAATAATCGTCGTAGATTAATTCAGTTATAAAGTCATGGAGCTTATAGGTATTAGCATTTTTCTTTATTTCTTCCAACCGTGCTCTAAACGTCATTATTAGTAACCTCCAATCTCTATATTTATCAGGCTCCTGAAAAGGAGCCCCTATATTAAGCAATAATAGTCACACGACCAGCTTCAACTTCTTCTTTAAGCGAGCGCCTAAGGTAATCTTTAATATTGTCTACAGCTTCGTTTTTCCAAGCTCCTCCATCTGCCTCATAGAGAGCACAACTTGGTCCCGATTGCATACGAAATATAAAATCACTCTCAGGTTGTACTACTTCAACAAAGGTTCTGTATGGTATTAACGAAACTGGATTCGGTACTTCAACATTTCCAACTGATGCTACTCCCACTTTCGCAACTACTGCCTGTGATATTCCATCATCACTAACCGTCTTAACTTGATCCTCTGTAATGTTACCAACCACTTTAAGCATTACATCGCGATCTTCGTTTTGTATAAAGCAAGATTGTAAGCTAATGTTGAATTTCTCTGTGCTATACCAATCGTTAAAAATAAAAGTCGGGAGAAGTGCTTCTGCTTTTAGAAAATAGTCTCTTTCTTGATCAGAGTTTAATGCTGACTTAACTGTTACAGACGTAGGACTAACCACATGTAAAATAACAGGCTCATCACCATCGAATTCAGATTTTATATAGCTTACTAAACCTGATAAAGTATGAACCGTAAATGGTGTTGCAGTCGGTTCCTCAATCAAGTGCAATTTCTTATCTGAATATGTCTGTCCATTCTCACCATGAATTTCTGCTTTTCCTAATCCAACAATGTATTGCAATGCTTCTTTAATCATTTTTCATTCCTCCAAATTTAGTTTTTTATTTTGTTTGTTGATCTCTAAAGCTAACTACTTTTTCACCTGTATCTTGAGCTACATCTCCATCAGTATCGAAAAACATTTGCCCTTTTGCACCCGATCGCAACTCTTTTCCGATGATATTTCCGTTGTCATCAGCACCCATCATTAGTTTGGTCTCAACCTCTTTCATTGGTTGTAAGCTTACTTTTGTAGAAACAGTTGTATTAAGAACGTCACGTTTTTCATCGCCATGAATCTTAATTGATACTGTGATTGTTCTGTTTTTCTTTGGATCCGTATTAGGATCTGCTATATTCTCCAACACCTTTTCTAATTCTGCGTTTACCTTTGCTGCTAAAGCTCCTTCTGCAAACTCGTTTAAATCAATCATGTACTCCATTTCTTTAACCTCCAAATACTAGATTTTTATTATTATTAAGCAATCTCAGTCGCTATCAATCTATCTACAACACTCAAATAATCCAACGGCACACCATTTTCACTTTTAACGAGCTGGGCGTATACTTCCAAATCACGAATTGAAATGGACTTTCTACCACCTTGCTTGGCTTCTTTCATGTATTTCTGAAGCATATTACTCGGAACAAGGAAAACCTCTCCTAACGCCCTCATATCCACGATAAGAAATGATATAGCCCCTAACTTTTCAGCGACCGCTAGATATTTAAGTTGGTGATCCGATATGATGGACAAGGGAAACCGTTTCTCTTTAGTTGACTTCGCTTCAAAAACCACTGATTTCCCTTGATATATGCCGTCGTAATCGACTGTGCTCTTTTCTTCGTAGAAGCCTTTAAGTACCCTTGTACCCTTTGACTGAAGCACTTTTACTGGCGTAGGCCGTTTATTGATGATGGCTCGTCCTTGGTTAAGATATATCTGATTCGTGTAATTTAGTGTGTTTTCAAACGCCATACCTCGTTTTCCTGTGTAAACCACTTGTATCGTCTCCCTCGTTGTTACCCACTAGAATATTGTTTAAGCAATTGCTCAAGCTCCTTTTGCTCCTTTGCATCACCGGAATTATTTGCTCCACTCTCTTTCTGGGCTTTCTGCTGTTGCTTTTGCTGTTTAAACCATTCTGGAACAGGAGCGCCTACCGCCTGAATACGTGGTTTCGAGAATGATTGCTGTTTTGCTTTTTGTTGATTTCGAAACTCAATATCCTCTGCTTTTGCTTGCTCCATAGTTTTAATGCCTTTATTTGACCAAGACTGCAAAATACTTCTCGCATATCCCCAATTAGGTTTGTTTCGATCTAACGCCCTTGTCATAGCTTCAATGACCATCTTGTCTCCAAAATCATTTATCCAATCAATTATCTCTTCTGAAATTGCTGGACGAATCATCCCAAAATTGTTTTGATAAAAAACAATCGCGTCCTCGCTATTAGCAGTAGTAGTATATAATTCTTTAATTCTTAAATTCTTTAATTCTTGATCTTGTTCGGACTTCGTTCGGACATCGTTCGGCGTTAGTTCGGCATTAGTTCGGACTTTCTCATTTAATGTGTTCTTACTTTCTTTTCCTGTGTCCTCTAACTCTTGATATTTCGCATAGTTTACAATGGTGAATAGTGTTCCTAGTTCCGTTTCTTTAACGTTCACCCTTTCAGCCTTAATTAGTTTATTAACACAAGCTTTAACTGTACTAAGTGAGTATTTTTTATACCCTCTTCCTTCTTTATAAGCTAGTGCATCTCTTAGCTTTCTGTAGGAACTTACATACTGACCCTCGTTTAAAATCATGCCTTTATACTTAAAACCGTCTTTATGACTTGCCTTACCAATCAAAAATATAAATAGCCGAAATGTAGTGACGTCGTGCCATATATCAGAGTCAAATACTTCCCTGTATAGCTTTATCCATCCGTCGCTCATCGTGTCACCTCCTGTCTCTTCTACACAAGATAAATCCTTTACTAGCTTTAATTGGTGTGTATTCTGGATAACCTTTTTCAATGTAATCTTTTACAGCTTCCTTGAAGGCTTCAACATCCACATGTTGCAGATCCCACAACTCTTTCTTGATCAAAACACGGTGCAAATCTTTTTCATTCATCACTTAATCCCAACTCATTAATGAAACGGCTCCTCTGTTTCATTTCCTCGTTACCTCCATAGTTTTTAGTGAATATAGGTCTAGAAATAATTAATTCACTTTTTGCCCTGGTAGAAGCTACATACATCAATCTTCTTTCCTCTTCAATGTCTCCCCTTAGATTAGGGAAAACTTCTTCATTTACACCGATTACAAAAACTTTTTCAAACTCCAATCCTTTTGAACCATGGATAGTCATAAGCTTTACAGCATCAATATCTTCCATCATTTTTTCTTGTATATCTTTTGTAACGAGATATCTCAAGAACGCATCTGGCCGATCACTATCACCTAGACTTCTTTGAATCTGACACCAGCGTTCTATAGTGTCTCTCGCAATCGCTAATGCTTGCACCCTGTTATCTAACCCTAGGCGTTGATACAAAGGAATGAGACCTAATGTATGGACAGTTGCTCTGAACGCTGTGTGGGCGTCTAAATTACCTATTTGACTTCGTAATTTTGATAAAACATTAAAAAATGACTTTAGTTTTGGTTCTTTTTCCTGATACTCTTCCAACGCTTCTAAATACGTTTGATCACGCATAACGGTATTGAGTTCAATTTCTTCTAACTGCATTGCTCTTAATCTGTTTTCAGGGAAATTAACGAGTTTTTTAATTCTCCATGAATCTTTTTCATTTACTGCCAATTCGATAAATCCTATAACCGTTTGAACCACGCTCTCTTTCAAAGGGTCGTTATTGGTTGATAGAACTACACATGGTATGCCGTTCTCTTTTAAATGGTTGGCCATGTTATTTATCAGTCTGTTCGTTCTGGCTAATATGGCTATATCTGAATAACTTTCAACATCACTATCTTTTATTTGTAGAAATGTTTCCATAGCCTCGTCTTCCTCGGAATCATATTCATAAAAACTTATTGAAGTACCACTCACATCCGTTACCAATTCCTTATTAGTCTGATTATTATTGTGCTTAATCAAACTATTGGAAGCTTCCACTATGGGTACTGTAGATCTATAATTACGGGTTAGTTTAATCGTTTCACATGTCGGAAAGTGATTTGGAAATTCAACTATATTTTTAACTTCTGCTCCGCGCCATCCATAAATAGCCTGAAAGTCATCACCAACAACGAATAAGTGGTCTGGATCCATAAGCTTTATAATGTTTAATTGCACTTCTGATGTATCTTGGAACTCATCAACAAACACATATTTGTATTGATCCTTGTAATAGTCACGAACATCTATAAATTCATTCAACAGTTGCTCGGTTCTGTTTAATAAGCCATCTAAATCAACGGCATTATTTTCCCTCATTCGATAGCTGAGTTCTTCTAAAACATCTTTTTCGACATTATCTGTTTCTGAAGGACGCTGCGCTTCTTTCAATACTTTATTTACAGACGTGTCATAATGAAATTCTGATATTATTCGCTTTATAATGCTGTCTCTATCTGATTGGTCATAGATCATAAAGTTTGAATCAAGTCCAATCCGATGACCGTATTCTTTTAAAACTTGTACACAGAATGCATGGAAGGTATTGCAGAAGAGCTTCTTCCCCTCTGCTTCACCAATCAGACCCATGATCCGTTCTTTCATTTCTTTTCCTGCAAGTCTTGTGAAAGTTAATGCCAGCATATTACTGGTGCCAACACGATGCTCATGGTGTAGGTGGGCAATTCTACTCGTTAGCACCCTGGTTTTTCCGGTTCCCGCTCCAGCTAGGCATAAAATCACATCTGAATCTGACACAACCGCCTTATATTGAGATTCATTCAAGCCTTTAAGCAATTGCATGTTCTTTTTCACCGCCTGCAGCAAGATTCCATACTTTCCAACCGTCAACATCTGGTACATCAACAACACCTGCTAAAATGATGTTATCCAGCTTGTTTGATAGTTTTTCCAACCCTTCAAGCGCATTTTTGAAGTTTCTTTTGTCGAGATTTTCAATATTATCAAGTGCCAATACTTTTAATGGTGGATTGGCACGTTCTAAGATAGTTACCATAAAAGCAATTAGATATATTAGCTTTTCACCTGTAGATAGGGAATCAAAATTAGTTGACTGCCCTTCCTTTATCCATCCAAATTGGAATACTTCTTGACCACTAGCACTGGTAGTCTCAAAAAACACTTCATGATTAATACCCATTTCTTTTAAATTAGCTTCAATATCTTTTTTAATAGGATTTAATTGTTCTTTAACAATTAAGCCGCGCACTCCCTTGGAACCTAACTTTTCTTTGATGTCCTTGTAAGAGTCGGCTTTCAGGGTTGCTTTCTTGCTCTCAAACATCGTTTGTCTTAATGTTTGAATCTTATTCTTTACCTTTTCTTGTTCCTGGACTTTCTCCTCAAGTTCATTTATCTGTTCCAAAATACTAGCTTGTTGTTTTTCTAATACGTCTAAAGGAGCAATAGCATCTACTGGTTCACTTTCTAATTTATTTAATTCGGTTTCTAGCTGATCAATGTTGTTTTGCAAGTTTTCATTTTTACGTTCATTAGCTGCGATTTCTTCTTTTAAAGCGTTTATCTGATCAGTAATTTGCTTATTAAAATTGACCACATCGCGAAAATCATTGTTATCTTTTTGAGCTTCTAATCTCCACTTTTGAGCTTCATCTTGTAGCTTTTTGGCCTCTTCCTGCTTTTGAATCCCCTGCGATTCAAGTTCATTCATGTGCCTCTCTAATTCAGTAATTTGTTTAGTCGCATGTTCTACATATGGTGTAAAATCTTTATGACAGGATATCTGTTTTTGAATAACACAAACGCCTTTATTTTCGTTAATTGTGTCTACAGTGGACTGTATCTGGTCACGACGCGATTCTAACTTTTGGTACTCTGATTTTAAGTTCCACGATTCCTGCTTGGCCTGCTCACTCTGCTTAGATAGTTCATCGGCCTTTTGCATGTAATCCGCAGACTTACTTTCAGGAACATATTTAATTTGCTCCTGAAGCTTGCTTATTTGTTTCTCAAACTCTTCATTTGAATGCTTTGGAGTACCTTTCAAATTGTCGATACCTGTTTTTAACTCTTCGATTCGAGCCATTTTTTTATCATGAGCTTGTTTTTTCACCTTGTCTCTAGCGAGTTGCTCTTTTAATTCCAAATATTTTTCTCGAAACTTAGCTAAATCTTCTTTGTTTTGACGTGCATTGCGGTCTGTTTCTCTTTCTTGGTTTTTCAAATCAGCCAGCGAACGAACAGCGCCCTCTGTATCTTTTTTGTTTTTGTTCCAATATTTAACCTGATCATCCACGTAATCACTTAAAGCTGTTAGTCCATCTTCAAATGAAAAGCTATCTGGAAACTGCTCTAATGATTCATCTATAATTTCTTGCAATGTTTCATAATGATCGGGGGCATTTATTTCTGTTTCCGTTGTAAGAAGTTCATCCTCAAGAAACTGCCGTAACCGCTCTTTATCCCATGAACTATCACTACTGGATAATGAATAAATAAAATCACGCCGTTTACTATCGCTTAGATTTATAAATTGACCAAAGTCCAACATAACTGGAAACGATCCTACTTCTTGTTCAATTCTTGCTTTCTTTTTGGTATTAGTTCGCTCTCCCTTAGACGGAGAGATATTGACTGACTCTGAATATCCAATCTCTGTTTCTCCGGTGCTTTTTTTCTTTCTCTCGTTTCTGCTAAACGTTCTAATAAAGTTAAAATCGTCTAATTCTAAACCAACCTTCATTTCATTACTGTCTGATGATAATTTGAATGTTTCTGATGGAGTTTTACCAGCCCCAGGAACATAACCCAAAAGGGCTGTTCCTAGTGCTTCAATTCGTGTACTTTTTCCGATTCCGTTTGGACCAACAAATATATCTGCACCAATAAGGTCTTGTTGAACAGAAGTGCCTTTTACGTTTTCAATGATTATCTTGTTAATGGCCATTAAAATTTCACCTCATTATCAAATAGGGTGCTTTCGTCAAATTTTCCTTGCGATATGTTTTCGCCCGGTTGAGAATAGGTTATTTCTTCTTCATCAGCAGAAACCGCAATATCTTCTTCGGAAACCTCATCCATTTGATCAATTACTTGCACGTTTTGATCTCTAACCTTAATTTCTTCACCACGTTCAGCCTGTTCTGCAACATGCATTAATTCCTCTTTTGATAAGTCTGTAGTAAAACCTATAACGGTAACTTGACCATACTTTTGCCCTTTACCACCATTCGGCTCTACATAAGTAGTCGATAGAGCTGGATGTTTCTTGAGTACGTTTCTTTCACAAATAGTTTGTGCTTTTCGTTCGGCAAACAACTTATTATTAATATAGGTATCAAATGCCTTGATGACATCCTTATGACTAAGATCTACCCACACACCCATGGAGCCTTCTATTTTGAAAAATGCACCTATCTTTCGATCTTCTTCTGTAAGCATTTGTTCCATACATAATCGACCTACATCTTTGTTATATTGTGCTTTTTTGGCTAAGTCTTGAACCAAATACATCTTAATGTCGTAAAGTAGTGTAGATGACGTGATAACCATGTTTCCAATAGGTGAATAACCAACTCCGATTTTCTTCACCCATACCTTCGAGATAGTACCAGATTCCGGATCAACAATTGGATAAGGGTTTACAACTACTTTTCCATCTGGAAGGGTCAATGTTTCAGGTGTAATGATGGATATGCCTGCAATTTTATTCATTTCACGATAGCCAGCTTCTGTGATCATTACCTTGTTTTGTATTTCAGCAAGATGACCTTTTGATTCCAAAAGATTTACCTTTCCTTTTACAGCCTTGATGTTCCCTTTAGCGCTTTTGCGAATAAAAACTTCATTTTCCCCTAAGATTGCTACCTGGTTTTGATTACTCATTAACTTTTCCTCCTGTTGATCAATTACATTCAAAACGATATAATGAATGTATTAGATTGTTATTTATAAACTGATCGCATGGCGGTGCGATCTTTTTCTTTGCTTTTTTATAGTTTCAGATAGCGTTACTTCAAAAAAACGTTGTGGAATATAGCTCATTCCCCATTGTTCCGCTATCTGAAATTCTATGAATATAGAAGTAAGCAACATTTCCTTATCATAATTTGATAACTGTACTATCTCTTTGTAGATTTCATCGTAATTTCTCATTCTCTCACCCTCTCAATATGCCCGATCATATCTACCACCTAGAACTTCTAAGACTTCCTTTGCTTGATCTTCTAGTTCTCCTACTAAAAAGAAAGCCTCTTCAATAACCAAAATTTCTTCACCGCTAAACACTTCATTACCTAACGCATCTATACCGTATTGATTGGTATATACATTCATTTTTGGATAACCATATTGCCTAATTTGAGTAATTTCAGGATGCTCCATCTTTTACCCCTCCTAACCTAGTTCTTCAACACGTTCAATGATTAATTCGTGCGTTTTTTTAAACGCCATCCATTTTCCTTCAGCTATTCCAGATTCATAGGTACGATTATCTGGATAATGAACAAGATCTGCTTCCGCAAGAACCTCCTTGCTCAGTTTCAACAACTCTGTAGCAACAGCTTTATCTATTTCATTCATGATTTCCCTCCTAACTAGTAATCACAATTGATACATAAAGAAACACCATCATGACTATAAAAGCGACCCATATCTTAATTACATGTGCTTTATCGCTCATTTGTATTGCCTCTGTATCGCTTCGACGTTAATTTTTCGGTTAGCCAAATCTTGTACAGTTGCATAAAACTTATCTTGGTTGTATTTATGGCTGCTCATTTCATTGAGCACTCCAACTGACTTTAATAAATCCCTGGCTAGCATTTCTGCATCATCGTATTTTGCGTTACACATTGCATTTACAGTTCTTTCGGCAAGGTCAATTGTACACATACATTCTTTGCTTGCATGGCTAATGTCCTTTGGCAGAAAGTGTTCTTCTAAGTTCATGTGATCTCCCTCCTATATTTGCTCTAATATAATTAACGCCCATAGTAAAATTCCATATACAGCAACGTAATTATCGTTTGCTTTCATATGAGACCTCCGAATCTTAATATAGTGCCGGTTATTAATTGGGATAATTGCTGTACTGCACTTACTGCATCCGTGTTATAAATAAACGCTATTAATAAATCATGAGCCTGCGTTTGTTTACACCAATTAATTAAATCTGCGGCTTTTAACTCAAGTTTGTTGCTTTCTAGCCTAGACACATTACTGCGAGACATGTGCAGTCTTTCAGCCATATCTTCTTGACTAAAACCAGCACCTTTCCGCATCTTTTTTAAAACAGCTCCAAATTGCAATTGTTTCACCCCCTTTTTTGTGCAGGTAATGCACATGTGCGTGGGTTGCACAGTAATATGAATTTGTATGTTTTATAATGAAATTACCGACCCCCACTCGATGTCTAAGGTCTCATAACTCTCAGTTGTCCATATTGGCTACTTTGTTGTTTGTTTTCTTCATAGTTCATGATTTGGGGAATTGATCTTTTTTCTACCCAATCATCCACAAGGTCCTTCCTGAAAACCCATTTTCTCCTTCCTGGAAAGCGAAGGACCGGTAAATTCTCCTCATGAACATATTTTCTGAGAGTATTAACAGAAACCCCGATATACGCTGCCGTTTCCTTTGAATCCATATGACCTTGCACTTAAATCACCTCGTTAAAAGTTTGTTGATTGTTATATTCATCTATTTCTATTTTCAAGCTTGTAGATGGTTGCCACATACCGATGAATCGAAGCCCTTCTTCAAATTGCTTTTTTGGTAAATCTCCATAGCGCGGAATAGTGAAATGATCTTTAAAGTCACGCCAGAAGTTCGAAAATACTTTTCTGTTTAGCTCTTTATATGCTGGCGACTCTTTACCGCCTAAGACTTTCATTATTTTTCTGTTAGCATTTTTTCTAATTCGAAATTCTTCCGAACCATCGATGCGCATTGTTTCTTCTAAGCTTGTTATTCTTTCATTGTGTTGTTCTAGAGCTTCTGAAGCTTCAAGTGTTAATTTCAACGAAGCCATTAATTGTTCTTTATCTGATAAAACTCTTGGTTGTTGCAACTTTTCTTTCATAGCTTTGAACTCGCTTAAAAACTTAACTTTCATTTTCATAGCTTCCGGTGTTATATAAGACATTGCTATAATTGCGAAAGCATCTTCACTTAAATCAAATTTTGTGTACCACTGTTTATTTTGCGAGTGCTGATATTGGGTCTCGCCAAAGTTGGCGGCACTCCATTTTTGCTCGCCAGCTTCATGCAACTTAATGATTTGCACTTTGACATCCCTAACAACTTTGTCGTGAGGTTTAGCAAAAACTTCTGCTACCGTTAAGGTGTCAGTCAATACTTTATCGTTTTGAATAAAAACTAATTGTTTCATTTGATTGCCTCCTATATGGCTTGTTTTCCATTGGACGATTCGTCCAGATTATTATTAAAAAAAAGTTCATCTACAGTGTAATTTAATTTGTCGGCAATTCTTTTTGCTAGGTATATTCCCGGGGTTCTTTTACCTTGCTCGATTTTGTAATAGTAAGATGCTGATATCCCAACTTGTTCAGCTAATTTTTCAACATCCTTATATCCTTTTTCTATTCGTACATTCCGTAGCTTAGTTCTCATGTAATCACCACCTTTATATGGACGAAATGTCTTATATATTCATATTAATGGACGATTCGTCCAAAGTCAATACTTTTCTACCCTTTTCGTCCAAAAATATTTTTAAGTTGGACAAATGGGGTAAAATGAAGAGTAATGGAGGAATAAATTATGAATTTTAATGATAGATTAAGTAACCTTAGAAAAATGCATAAGCTAAGTAGAGAAGAACTAGCAAAGAAGTTAGGTGTATCATACTCAACTGTCGCTAAATATGAATCCGGGACAAGAGAACCAGACTTCAATACGCTAGATAACATTTCCCTTCTATTCGATGTAACTACTGATTATTTACTAGGTAGATCTGATCAACCGCATCTGTCTAAAGAAGAGGATATAACATATTTTAAGAATAAAATTGCTGAAGAATTTCCAGACATAGACCTCATGTTTAAAGATATGAAATCTTTAACCGCTGAGGACATGAAGGAAGTTTATGAGTATATAAAGTTTAAAAAGAGTCAGAAAGAAAAGTAATATAAACGGGGGTTAAATGCGTAGCAAAATTATGTTTTTTATTATTTTTGCTGTACTTATTTTTAGAAGCAAAACCCCTATTTCTTTTGATAATTTGAACAAGGAGCAAACAGTTTTCCTGTTGAACTCCTTCTACTCGACAAAGATTTATATGATCTTTCTTTGAGATATCAATCTATGATGAGTAGCCATGTACGGTGTCCCAAAAGAAATTTTTCTTTTGAAAAAAATTTAATCATTTAATAGGATTATAGAACTACAGACTATATAACTAGGAGGGGGTAAAATGGGGGTTATATTCGATGTATTGTTTTTCCTAAGCATGATTTTTATTGCATTAGGAATAATTTTACTATTAATAAAAGCATTATTTAAGAAAGGACCGTCTTTTAAAAAAGCGTCAATATTAGTTGCTTCTTCACTAACTGTATTTATAATCTCTGGAATATTCATGCCAGAATTAACACCTGAACAAAAGGCTAAAGTGGAAGAAAGGAAGGAAGAAAAAGAACTTGCTGCAGCTAAGCTAAAATCCGAAAAGGAAGAGCAAGAGAAACAAGAACGACAAGAGCTAGAACAAAAAGAAAAAGCAGATCAAGAACGCAAAGAAGAAGATAAAAAGAAAGAAAAGAAAATAGCTGAACAAGAAAATATGAAAAAAGAACAACAAGAAACAAAAGAAGAGGAAGAAAAATTAACAACACCTAAAAATGCGGTAAAAGAAAACATTAAAAACGAAAAATCTAAAGCCAAAATAAATTTATCTAACGCTAAAGATGCTAAATCTATTAATGAACTTTTAAAGAAAGATCATGATCGAATTGACAATGTCTTGCTTGAGAATAATATCGCAATTGTTATTTATGCTGAAGGATCATTTTGGTCGGAAACATCAGCATTCAAGGATTTTGCTATCGACTCTACCTCAATCATGAGAGAACTAAAAAACAATAAGAATCTAAAAGGAATTGGCTTTGTTCAAATGATGTCTATGACTGACCAAAAGGGCAATGAATCTATAGAAAGAACGATTATCACTCATTTTAATAAAGAAAATTATGATGAAATCAATTTTAAAAACTTTGTAAATCAAATTTATGCAGACTCAAGTAATTTTTATAAAGTTTCTAATGGATACTGGATGCATCCATCAATTTATCAAAATATAGAAGAAAAGACACTAAATGGATTACCTTTTGTTCCTGCTGAAAGCTTAAAAGGATTTAAAACGGTGTCAGATATCACAACTTAAGGTGCATTAACTACTGTACCTATTTTTATCCAATGAAGAATTGATTTAAAATACAAAGAGAAAAGAACTGTTAGGGCTATCAAAGGTGTGCTTAAAGCGCGCCTACTACTTTACTCTTTAAACGAACATACTTTCTATTAACTGGGGGGTTATGGGTTGTACACGCACCTTGAAGATTACATATATGAACTATATACATCAATTGGAATTGAAATTCCTGCTAACTTAGACAAACAAATAATAGCTAAAAAATTAGGTGTAGAAATAATTTACGAAGAAGATAAGCTATTTAGATTTGACAACGAAATAAGTTTAATCAGAAGCGATATGAGGCAAGAGTGGATGGATTTTGGTCATGAAATTGGTCACTATCTAAGACATTGTGGATGTCAGCTGAATATGCATCGTTTGTTTATAGATCTACAGGAATGGCAAGCGAACAACTTTGCTTATCATTTTTGCGTACCGACATTTATGCTGGGTAAGTTATATAACTATACAATATATGACGTTATGCAACTATTTAATGTTGATTATGATTTTGCTTACACAAGATTAGAAATGCACAAAAATAAAATGTTAACTGGAGGTTATTTTAATGAAGCTTATCTCACTAGAGCATAAACGAAGGAGGAAAAATAATGGCAAAAGGACATGCAAGGCCTAGAGCGAATGGTAAATGGCAGTTGGAAGTGGATCTCGGCAGCTATGTAGACCCGGCAACTGGAAAGACGAAGCGCAATCGAAAGTACAAGACGATTACAGCCAAGGGCTCCAGAGAAGCAGAAACAGAGCTGGCCCGATTTGTGGCTGAAGTAACAGGAAAAGGTTTTTATGAGCCTGAAAAGATGATGTTTATTGATTTTGTCAATCATGAATGGTTACCTAAACATGCTGAAAAGCATTTATCACATACAACCCTTGAAAATTATATCGGCTGCCTTGAAAAAAGGATACTCCCTGCTTTCCAATTTTTACGCTTGGACCAAATTAAACCAGTACATATATTAGATTTTCTGCACAACATCCAAGAAGTTGGAATGCGGCTTGACGGCAAAGAAGGCAAGTTGTCCAGTTCACAGGTTTTTTATCATTATAGAGTTTTAAACAATATTTTTAACTTTGCACAGAAACTTAAATTGATTAAGGATAACCCGGTAAAGAATGTGGATAAGCCAAAGGTAGAATATAAAGAGTCTAAAGTTTACACATTAGAAGAAGCGAGTAAACTGCTTGAGTGCCTCGAATTAGAAAGTGACGTTCCGCATTGGCAAATCATAATTAAACTGGCTATCACGACCGGCATGAGACGTTCTGAGTTATTTGGCTTGGAGTTTAAGCATTTTGACTATGATAATCGTATTGTGCATGTTAAACAAGCTCTAACATACACAAAGGAAAAAGGATACCAAGTGCATGAAATTAAAAAAGGAAACCGTACTTCCAATCAGAGGGATATAGTCTTATCCGAATCTCTCATTGCTCCCATAAAAAAGCTTGAACACCATCGAAAAAAAGAGAGACTTGCTGCTGAAAAATTATGGATGGATGGGAAGTATAATTTTATTCTAGCAGATATTACCGGGAAGCCCTTTAACCCAGAAGCGTTGAAAAACTGGTGGTCACGATTTATTAACCGGCACAAGTTAAAATATATAAATATTCATGCATTGCGACATACATCCGCTACTCTTTTGATAAACGAAGGTGTGCATGCAAAAGTCATTTCAGAACGTCTGGGCCATGCTGATATAAAAACAACAATGAATATTTATGGGCATGCCCTAAAACAAGCTGATGAACTGGCTACGAAAAAATTAGACGATGCCCTTTTCGGAACAACCAAAAAAGCATAA